ATCGCGCCCGCAGCGTCACGATGTTGCGGCCATCCAGCGGCCAGCAGGAGCCGGTGGCCTTCACCCGCAGGCACGGCCCGCCGCTGTCCTCCACGCCGGCGGCATTGCACCGGAAGGCCACTGAGGTCTGCATCGACGGCGTCTGATAGTCGAATACCGATACCGCCGGGGCGCTGACGGTGGTGGTGCGCCCGCGGGAATCGGTGACCGTGGCGGTAGGCGTCAGGGTGCCCGCCATGCCGATGGGTGCCGTGGTGCCGGAAAAGCCCTTTACGGTCTGACCGGCAAAGGTGAACCGGCACTCTGCCAGCGACGCGCCGCCTACGGCACTGGCCTCCACTGTATATTGCAGGCAGCTCATGCCCCGTACCCACAGCCCCCATTGCGCCAGCAGGTCATTGTCGTTCACCAGCGCCACCGTCAGTGTGGCGCTGGGGCGCATGGTGTCCGGCACATAGGCGGTAAAGGCGTAGGTCTTGGTGCAGTAGTTGGGGTTGCTCAGCTGGGGGATGCTGCTGTTGAAGGCCACCGTCATGGTCAGCGTACCGCTGCCGGATACGCTGTCGGGAATGGCCAGCGACAGGCTCTCCTCCGGCGTCCAGCTGTATACCACACGGGTATCGTTCTGAGAGACGACCGTCAGCTCCTCGCTGCTGACCGCGGCGCTGACACCCTGAAAGTCATAGCGGAAGGAGAAGCTGTACAGGGCCGAGGGCCGGGTCACCACCAGTGTGTTGGCCTGACCGATGGTGATGTCGCCCCAGCTCAGATTGAAATCCTTTTCCGTATATGCCATGGTTACCCTCCGATCCATTTGAATGTCAGTCCGCTGCCGCTTTCCATGCGCCACGAGCCGATGCTGATGCTGTCCAGAACGGTGATGCTGGTGATGTACAGCCGGTTGTTGGACACATAGGCGATCTCCGTGCTGTCCTGCCAGAAGCTCAGCTTCTGGGCGGTGAATACGGCCCGGAAGTTGTTCTGCTCCACCACCTGTCTGCCGTCGATCTCCGTGGTGGTCAGATTCTGTCCCACCGCCACGCCGTAAACCGGGGCAGGGCCGTCGTAGTACACGATACCCGTGCGGATGTAGCCCTCCGTGTCCAGCCGGTAGCTGGAAAAGGCCGCGTCCACCGCCGCCACATTGGCGGCCAGATCGCTGCAAAAGCTATAATACTGTGTCAGCGCCTCCGGATTGGCCTCCAGATAGGCGCTCAGCCGCTGCACGTAGGTGCCGAACTGGGACGCGGCCACATATTCCTCTCCCAGCCGCACCTCCAGCTGCTCCATGCTTCGCGTTACCTGCTGTGCGGTCTTGACGATCATGGCCTTCAGATTCTGGAACTGCTCATTGTCTGAGGGCGAAACAGCGCCGGAAGCCGCCGCGCCGCCCTTCCGCTGTGCGCCGTTTCCGGAGACCGACACCGTGCCGCCCTCCAGCGCCGCCAGCGCCATGTTCAGCTGCTGCGCCATCTGAAAGAGATAGGAGTACTGCTGCGTCAGCTGCTGCTGCACCGACCCGTTGGGGTAGGGCGGCATGGGAAAATCGCTCACGGCAGGTCACTTCCTTTCTCATACACGGCGCTGATGCTGTAAATGCGGCAGCCGCCGTGGCCGCTGAGCCGCAGCCGCAGCTGGGGGCACCGCACCGGACGGACGGTCATCAGCCCGGCCCGCACCTGGCGGCTGCCGCCCCGCAGGATGCCCGCGTACTGCCAGCTGCGTCCCTCATCATAGCTGATGTGAGCCGTTACCCATGCGCCGTTGTCCGGCCAAAGCCGCAGTTCAAGGCGCTGTAAGTACTTATGCTCCGGTGTATCCAGCCCCAGCTCGCCGGTCTCCGCGTACCAGTCCAAGGGAGCTTCGTCCTCCTCGCCGCCGCCGTACAGCACCGTGACGCCGTTTCCCGTCAGACCGTACAGCACGCCGTCCGCCACGGCGAACTGCTTTACCCGCAGGCCGTCCTGCCGGTGCCACAGCTTCCGCGCGGCGTCGTAGACAAAAAGGTGATCCTCGCCGTTCCGTCGGGCCGACAGCCAGTATTGTCCCTCCACCGCGCCGCCCACGGCGCTTTCGTACCGCTCCTCGCCGAAGCAGGCGGATACCAGATGGGGCATGCTGCCGTCAAAGGCGTACACGCCGCCGCTGCCATGGAAATACAGCACCCCGTCGACCACTGCCAGCGAGCGGCTGCTGCCCTGCTTCACGCCGGGGCATTGCAGCGACGTGATCTGGTGCGCACCGGCGGCGCTGATGTACAGCCGCTCCATGCTGCGCTCCTTGAAGAACAGCACCGTTCCCAGATAGGCCGCCGCGCCGGTGAACACGCCGTCGCTGCCCCGGTCGGCGGCATAGCTGTCGGTAGAAAGTCCCGCAAAGGTGTTCCAGTTGCGGAAATCGCCCAGCGCGCTGCCGTATACGGCGTTGACGCTCCTTCCGTCCACGATGCCGTATTTGCAGCCCCACAGCCGGTTGCCGCACTCCACCACGAAATCCATGTCCGGCACATAGCGCCGCACTGTCACGGCAGTGGTCTGTTCACCCTCAATGGCCGCCGCCGTGCCGATAACGATGGCGTTGTCGCTGCATTGCAGCAGCGTCCATGTACCGTCCACCGCCGCCCCGGTGCAGCCGGAAACGGTCACGCCGTCCCCAGTGGAGAAGCCCCTGCCGATATTGGCGGCGCTGAGCTTCATGGCCACGTCACCCACCGTCTGCCACATCATGCCGTCGTACTGCATCAGTGTGCCGCTGCCGGTGTCCAACCACAGGTCGCCGCTCTCGACACTGCCGGGTGCCGCCGCACCGGTGGCATAGTCCCCATACTCCGTGCCGTCGCTGCGGCACAGAGCAAAGGTGACGGTTCCGGTGGTCTGACTGGTGTTCTCCAGACTGCCCTTGTCGCTGAGATCCTGCGTGTTGACGTACATCTTATCCGGCCAGATCAGCAGATACGCGCCCATGCTGACCAATTGCTTTTCCCCGTCCGTCAGCGTCAGGTCAATGGCCGCGCCGTTGATGTACAGCGTGCGGCCATCCACCCAGATCAGGCAATCCTTGGCGCAAAGACCGTTGGGCTTGTCCAGCGCCGCGATGGTCTTGCGCTTTTCCCGTACCGACAGCGTGGGGTACGCGCCGCCGGACAGGTTCTCCATCCGGGCGAAAGCGCCCAGTGGCGTCCGTGGCCGCGCGTCATAGCCTAAGAATTTGCTGACCGTCACCCGCTGCTGTGCCGGAGCCTTGCATTGTGATAGAAACATGCCGTTCCTCCTTCCTTACACGGGGCGGGAGGAAAACCCTCCCGCCCCGCTCGCTTTAGCATAATTTCAACGCCTTGACGCCCTGCGCCGGCGTGATGGTGCGGCACGCATAGTCCCGGTACGTCAGCAGGCCGTTGTTCCAGCTGGCGGCCGCGCTGTTATAGCGTGCCATCTCACCGTTGCAATAGTGGATCTGGGCCTCCACATAGTGGCGGTACAGCTCGTCATAAGGAGCCTCCACCGTCAGCGGCTCGTCGTCCTCCAGCGGAGGGAGCGCACCGGTCACCCGGCGGATCTCCCGCAGCACAAAGCCCTCCGCCTGCGCCAGCCACCGCAGCTTTTCGGCGCGGCTGTACTGGTTGGGCGCCAGTGCGTCCACCTGCTCCAGCACCTGTGCCGGTGTGATGTTTGCCATGGACGCCACCTCCTCAGTCGGCCATTCTGTCCACATAGCGGCGGGCCTCGTCCGCCATCATCCGGGCGTTCTCCAGCACCTCCGCCACATAGTCGGGCACCTCCACCTGTACGCCCTTCATGATCTTCCAGCTTCGGCCGTTGACGGAGACGATCACAAAGTTCTCCTCCTGCTTGCGGCCTCTGGGGATGGTCACGCTGACCATCTGCTCCTGTGTCTTTGCCATATCTTTTTTCTCCTTTTTTGATGATGCGAGCATGAAAAGCCTCGCAGAGTTCGCGGCGCGGACGCCGCGAAAAAAATCAAATCATTTTTCTGACGCGCGCAGCGGACGCAATCCCTTTTGGCAATGAAATCGAAGATTTCATGCCAGTTTAGTTGGCTTTATCTTCCGCAGAATAACTGGAACCGCACTCCACGCGGACGATGTACTCGTCGTACAGGATGGCGGCGGCGTGGATGCCCTTCCAGCCCACGCTGGAGCGCTGATCCAGAGGATCGGCAGTACCGGAGGAGCCGCGGGGCTTCACGATGACCTCGGTGCCCTCGCTGAGATCGACGACGCCGTAAGCGCCCTTGCCCACGAACAGGCAGCCGTAGACTGCCAGACCGTCCTTGCCGCCCTCGCCGGGATAAATGACGGCGTTGTCCGCCACGGTGACGGCCTCCTCCAGCGTCAGCTGGCTGGCGGTGTTGGACTTCACCTTCACGCGCTTGCCGCCGCACAGCACATAGCGGCCTGCCAGCGCACCGGCGGCCACGGTGCCGCCGTCGAAGCTGACGGTAGCGGAGCCGTTGGCGGCGGCGCTGGCGGTCAGGGTGCGGCTGTTGCTGGCCAGATCGTCGCCGCGGAAGATCTTGGCCTCGGTGGTCTCCACGAAGCGCACGCCGTGCAGCTCGCCGATCTCGCCGGAGAACAGC